ACAACTCCTTTCTTACCAGTGGTCTCACCCTCTAATGTCTTTTGACCTATCGTTGGTATGGAACGATGTCTTTCATATTCTAATACATATAGATTATTTTCTTTGTCAATGGCGATAGCCATGATAACAGAAAAGTCAGACTCTTTAGTATTAATATCAGTAGCAGGGTCACAGCCAATAAAAGTATTGACTGGAACTTGTTCCCCACCGATAACAATGTAGTTTTGATTTGTGTCTGTGCTGTATTCATAATATCCCTTCCAATGTTTTATATGATGTCTTGTCCACAAAGCGTCTTCAAGACTCTGAACTTCCATCATGTACTCTTGATAGAATTTCGAGGATTGTCCAGAATCTTGATAGAACTTCTTCTTTTCTTCTAGTTTCGAAGTTGGAAACCATCCTTCCCAAAGTGGAGAACCATTAGGTAAAACAGCTTTATAGGTTACGAGTTTCCAAGCAAAGTCTTCATTATTTCCTTTAGCCCGTGAATGATTGATAAGAAGATTGTTAATAAAAGAGTCGTAATGTACAGGAGTACCATTGACACGCAAACGACCAGTGTGAGGTTCAATAGCAGGATAAACAACAGCCGTGACAAGATTCGCATTTTTATCTCTTGCTTCTCTCGTAATTGTATTCGCTTCATGTTCAAAGTCATCAAGCACAATGAGGTCGTATCGTTTATGTAGCTTAGCACCTCCTCGTATTCCTGCAACGTTGCTTTTAGATATGAGTTTACATCCATTAGATAATTCTACATCCTCCTCTGTCCATTTAGAACCTTTAAGTTTACCAAAGTAATATGTGAATCTATCATTAAACTCAAGATGATGTTTAATATAATCCATATTACCAACAGAAAGTTTTTGAGTAGCTGATACCCAAGCATAAAAAAGCATATCGTCTTTAGGGCAAAAAACAAAATCTTTAAGAATAGATGCTTTTGTTAATACAGTTTTACCATGACCACGAGGTAAGATAACAGCTAATTGCTTACATTCTTTATCATCAATATAATCAGAAACCTCATAGTGAAAGAATGGTGTTTCACTTCTCATAAAGTCGTCAGGTAAAAAGAGCTTACCAAAAGAGATAAGGTCTTTATACGCTAACATTAACGCTTCTTCAGCTTGATTTATGTTTTGACTGTTTATATTTGCCATTTAAAAACTCTTCAAATTTCTTTTTATCTTTTTTCATTTCAATGTAATCGCTTGTTACTCTTTCAATATTAGCTATTCTTTCTATTAAATCAATTAAAGCATTTTCAACAGCACCTATTTTTCTTCTAAGGTCGTGCTTTGTTGGATTCTTTTTTTTCATTCACTTCTCCGTTCATACATTTAAAGAATCTTTTTAAAATTCTTTTAGTAACTTTTTCTTTTCCTACATTTCTAGCAATCATTAAAATTACTTGATTTCTAATAATTGATTCTTCTTTTTCATTCATTGTCTTGTTTATAAAACATACAAAATATTATTCTACAATCTTTGTTTGTTTTCCCCCATGCTTTTTTTGGATATTTAGAATGAAACACATTTGACGGATATGTAATCAATCTATCATCAACTCCATTTATAATAAAATCAATATTCCAGTTTGAAAGAATATTAGCATCTTCAATTATTAATCTATCAAATTCTTCATCTGTTATTTTAGGACAGTATCTTCCATAAATTTTATGTTTCCAAATAGCTGTCCCATTTAAATTTTTATTATTAGATGATATATAATAAACAGCAGCATGAGTAGGCTCTTCTCCAAATATTTTTAAATCACAATGGATTCTCCAATCCGTATCAAGTTCTTCAGTAGCCATTCTATAATAGCTAAATATTGGTTTAATTTTATTTCCTTTAGATTCTAAATGTTTCACTATAGGATTTTGTAATTTATCAATGTGTTGAATGTCACAATAAAAAATTTTATCACCAACTTCATAACTTAAAAAAGAGGCTTTTTCTTTACAATAATTCAATGTTTTAGAATGAAATTCTTTTCCAAATACATTATCTTCTATTGTTATCATTTTTCTTCAATTCCATTTTCTATCATTTTTCTTTCAGCACTTTCTAATTGTTCTGGTGAGAATCCTTGAAACATTCCAATAACCCCAACTTCTTTTTGTTTCATTGTCATTCCATTTGTACCTATTATTTTTCCAATTTCTTTTGTGGATTGCAATATGATGTTATCATCCTCACTAAAGTCAGCAAGGTTCTTTAATTTTCTAAGGACATATTCATGGTCTAATCCATTTTCCCTAGCTACATCCATTACACTTCTTTCTATTTCTTTCACAATTCTCTCCTGTTTTAAAAGCACCACAGCTTTCTTTTGTGCATTTTTTTCATTACCTTCATTAAAAGCTTCCATATAAGCCTTAACTGGTCCGTGTCCAGCTACTACGCTAGTTGTAAATAATTTTTCTTTCTTTGTAGGATTTTTTCTAGTTTTTACATTATTCTTTTTTCCAATTGTTTTTGAAAATGTGTATCTATTTTTATGAGCATTAAAATCAGTATCCATTTTTGTTTTATCATTTATTAAAAATGTTCCTACTATTGTTCTACACCAACCTTTAGAATGTTTATAATTTTTTCTATCATTAGGATGTGTAATTCCTCCAACCTTTAACAATTGTACAATTCCTCCATCATCAGCTTCTACCCAATCTCCTTCATTTCCATCTTTCCAATACTTAGGTTCTTCAGCAAGGCCTTCAAAGTGTTCAACGTATTCTGTTAAATTATCAAATACATAATGCTTTACACTTAGTATACTTTTATGATTCATATTTATTAATTTTATTTTCTAGCTTTTCTAATTGTATTACTAAACCATCTATTAGCTTTAATACTTCTTTTTCTGCTCTATACATTTTTCCATCTATCTCTATCTCTTTTAAAATAACATCTACCTTCTCTATAGAAAATTCTTCTAGTATTCTTTCTTGAAGTTCTAAAGGGAAGGATTCTAATATTTTTAATGATTCTGCCATAATAACCTTGACATTAACTTACTAATACTATATTTTATATTATATATATTATATATATATATATTATATATATTATTATATATATTCATTTTTCTTTCTTTGGTTCTTTCTTTCTTTTTACAATTCCTACATATACTGCTTAGACCATTTTTACCAGCAATGGGCTTATCGCAATCTATACAATGTGAAGGCATAGGCATACTTTAAAATAACGCTTTGCCCAGGTGGTTACAAATAGTTTATTACAAAATGTTATGGGGCTATAACTCGACCCCAATACCCCAAAAGTGGATTTTCCAAATAACAAAAGGAGTTAAAAATGGAACAAATCTTAGTATGGTTAGATGGTATTCAAGTCATTAATGGTGTTGAGTTTAAATGTAAGAAACAATGGAAACTTAATGTAGTTGATGAGGGTGACCAGATTGCACTTTACTTTGCAAAGGGTGATGACTCTAATGGTAAAGGCTTCATCAAGATGTCAATCGACCAAAAGAAAGCACTTCTGAAGGCTTGTGGAGCGTAAGCTTCACCCCTTCGGGGGGAGCAAGAGCATACGAGCATACAATTAACTCAAGGAAATAGATGTCTGGATGGTGAATTAAGTAGCCATCCTTACATTTAGATTCACTACTATTATACTACAAGATTTTAATAAACGTGGGCAACCACATACATTTGTACAATACAAGTAAATAAATACTTATTCTAGCCTTTTCAAGTGTAGCACATTTGGGGAATTGCTCATTCTTCGCCATAAGAACAAGTTTGAGATAGGATAAGTATTACTTGTATAATACAACAACATAAATAGGATAATAAAATGAATATAACATCAAACAATGACCATACAATATATGATCAAGTTCGCAAAGTTAGTATGAAGAATAGTTATTATAGAAGATGCTACATAAAATGCTTAGATGGATTTACTATGTCAGTACAAGCAAGTGATACTCATTACTCTTTTCCTAAAACAAGAGATGAAGACGCAGTATATGATGAAGTAGAAATTGGTTATCCAAGTGAACGAGAAGAGTTGTTAATTCCATATATGGATGGAAATGAAGAAGATGGTACAGACCCTACAAAGACAGCATATGGCTGGGTTCCAGCATTAGTTGTTTATAAAATTATAATGAAACATGGAGGCATAATTGGAGGAGAACTGCCATATTTAAATATATCATCAGAAGATAAAATAAAATTATTAAAGGGGTAATAAATATGAATCTATTTGAAAAAATATTAATGGTATCAATAATGTCATTCTTTACAACTGCTTTAATTATTGGTAGTGCATTATTAATATTCATACTTTTAACATAACAAAAGCAAGTAATGAAAATACTAGAAAAAATAATATCAATATTAACATCTGATGAATTTGGTCATATAATTATAACATTAGGGATAATAGTATTATTACTTCAAATGATAAGAGCATATTTACAATAAACAAAAGGAGATAATCAGTTCATAAAGAGGCTAGTAAACAAAATCTACACTTCTTAAAGTCATATATAGAAGTAAAACAGAACTCACCCAAGAGAAGATTAACAAATGGGTTTGACAAAATTTGAGTGTTGTTCATATGGTTCTTAACAGTCTTCGGTTCATAGCCTTAGGTAGGCACACCTAACCCTGCACTCAATAATTTAATGGAAGAACACCAAATCAAATAACTAAAAAGAAAAATAAAAAGACAGGAAAAATACAGGAAAACAAATGTAACAGTATTAATATAAGGAGACAATAATGCAACAATTAACATTGGATTTAAATTATTACAGACCAATATGCAACTGTGAAGGTTGCTTTAAAGATTCAACAATAATGCTAGAACTTGGCAATGAAAAGTTTTATGTATGTGAATATCACAACATGGAATTAATGAGAACAGATGAACAAGTTAAAGAAACAATACATATGTCACTACTTGCAAAAGCATTAAACTATCGTCAAGAAATATTCAGTTACAATTCTGAGTAATTATAATTTAGCCTGTCCATATCTCCTGCGACTGCTCGTAGATTGCGTATCTACAACGGAGCGTATACAGTTAAGATTAAATGGGCAGGTTAATAACTTGTATAATACAAACTATAAATCGATAGAGGTTGATGGAACCTTAAAATCCGAATCATATCTATTTAGACAGATTAAGGTCTGGGATAAAAATCAGCCTCTTATCGATTGCTTTAACATTAAAAGGAGCAATAATGGATAATTATGAAAGTAGAATAGATGTCTATATACAAAATAAAATAAAAAGTAAAAAAAAGGAGTAATAATGGGGATACATTGGACTTGTTGTCAATGTGAACAGCAAGTAGAAGACCATCAATATGATAGTGATGAAAGAATATGTCATGATTGTATGGATGAAGAATATGATGATTTAAACTTGCCAGATAAGATGGTATCAGATGAACATATGCGTAATGAAGTTTATCTCTATTTAGAACAACTAAAAGAATCTGGTGAAACTAATATGTTTGGGGCAGGAGTATATCTTAAAAACCATTTTAAATTACCTAAGCATGAAGCAAGAAAGTATTTATCAGATTGGATGAATCAATATAATAAAGGAAAATAACAATGATAGATTGGTTTATAAAACCTCAGAAAGAATACACTAAAACTTGTAGTCGTATAAAATATAAAACTGAATCAAATAGATTAAAGTTTTGTAAGAATTGCAATATGGTATGGGAATGGGTTCATATGACTAAAAGTTGTTATAGGTATCGAGATTTTCCTACTTATGGTTTAACTAGAAAAACATGTAATTATTGTAAAAAATAAAAAAAAAGAATAAGGAATAATTATGATAAAACTAAGAAATCTTAAAAATATTGTTGAAAAACAATTAAGAGATAAACCTGAACTTAGAGATAGTGAAAGTAAATTAGTTGCTAGAATATGGTATAATCATATATTAAACAGAAGTCCTATTCCAGTATCAAATATGTCAGCAATAGATTTATTAATAGCAATAGGAAATGGTGAATTAATAGGTTGGTCATCTATTACAAGAGTAAGAAGAAAAATACAACAAATGAATCCAGATTTAAGAGGAAAGAAATATGAAAAAAGACAAGAATCTACTAAAACATACATTAAAGAAATAAAAGAGTTTGAATTACATGAACTAAGAAAGCAGATAAATTCAGAAAATTAATTGCTATGAATAAGTAGCTATTTTTATTAACTTTACACCCCCCATAGGAGAGAAAATATGCAAATTGAGAGAATGTATAGTGAATTTCTTGACTTTAAAAATAAAGAGTATAAAGAAAAATACAAAGGATTAGAAAAGTCATTTTCAGCATCATCAGCAGGGCATTGTTATAAAAAACATATATTCAAAATTACTGATTCCCCACAAAAACAAATAGAATCAAGAAGTCAAAGAATTATGAGACTTGGAACGTTGGTTCATCAAGACTTTGAAGATGCTATTAAATATTATATTAATAATAATACAGATAAGTTTGCAACATCATCAGATGGAAGTGGAACAGGAGAACCAACACAATTCTATACTAGAGTTGATGGAAAAACAGATAAAGTTTTCTTTATTGAACATAGAATACATATACCAGAATATAATATAGTAGGTCATCTTGATTTTGCAGTTGCTGATAAGAATAACAAAGATGTATATGTTTATGATTATAAAACAGCAGCATCATATAAATGGAGTTTAAAGTTTGGAAGAAAATATAAAGATAAGAATCCAAATTTTAATTATGAAATGCAACTGTCTACATATTTATTGGGATTGCAAAAACACTTTGAAGAAATAGATTTTCAAGCAGAGTCTATACAAATGTCAATTATATGGTATAATAAAGACACAAGCAGAATGAGAGAAGAAAAAATACAACTAGAATATGTTGATATGGCAATAAACTATTGGGAAGAACTTAATCAATGGAGAGATTCAATAGAAAAAGAAAACCCAAAATTAGATAATTATGATACTGTAAACTTACTAATACCAAGATTTAGAGAAGTTGGAGTACCATTTCAAGATTGGGAATGTAATTATTGTCCTTACGAACATATTTGTAAATAAAAAAAAAGGAGAGAAACATGGGATTTGACTTATATGGAATAAGTCCAAAACAAAACACAGATAAACCAGAAATACTCACAAATAAATCTTCATGGGAATTAGAAGAAAATGAACGTGAATCATATTGGAAAGCGCAAGATAAATATAAAAATGAAAACCCAGGTATTTATTTTAGAAGAAATGTTTGGGGATGGAGACCTCTTTGGGATTTTGTTCATTCTATTTGTAATGATATTTTAACAGAAAAAGATTATGAACATGGTCATTTTAATGATGGTCATAAAATATCAAAAATAAAAGCAATTAGAATAGCAAAAAGAATAGCAAAAGCTGATAAAGAAGGAATAATTCAATCCCTTGAACAAGAATATAATATAAAAAAAGATGAAGCAAGGTCATATAATGCTCAATGGGAAGAAGCAATAAAACAAGAACCACAACTTCGTGATTGGACAGAGCATTATCCATTTCAAAGAGAATCATTGCTTGATTTTATGAAATTTTGTGAACAATCTGGAGGATTTACGATTTGTTAATTAAAAATAAGAAAGGGCTAGTATGGAAAACTATGCAAAATGAGTTAATTCATACTAGTCAAATGGAAACAAGTCATTTATTTAATTCAGTTAAGATGATGTACAATCATATGGCAGAGTTAATAGGATTCCCAACATTTTGGTTTAATAATAAATATGGAGCTTGGACTGATAGATGGATAAATAAACCAGAAGAATCATTAAATGCTCTTAAAACATTAGTATTAGAGTTAGAAGATAGAACAGATTGGGATTCAAATCAAAAAGATACATATTTAAGAATAAGACAAACACTAAGTGGTGGATTTCATAAAGTTGTATTTGACGAATTAAATAAAAGAGGAGTTGATACAAGTACAATAAAATTAGAAAATCCTTTAAAATTATTAATAAAGAAAAAGGAAAAATATGAACAAAAACAACTCATTAGAGGTAATTGATAAAAAAACAGTTATCAATGCACAAGAAATATTAAAAGGCGTTACAGAACAACATACTAAAGTATCTCAAATTGAGACACCAAAAGCATATGTCTATAAAAAGCAAGGATTTGACTATGTTAAACTTGAGTATATGAGAGCAATAGCCGATAAGAATTTCCCAGGCTGGAGTTGGACTATAATCAATACAGAAGTATTAGGCTCTGAAGCTTATGTAGTTCATGGCAGATTAAAATGGTTTGACAATGGAATATGGAGAGAAGGTGATATGGTAGCTGCACATAGAATACAAAAACAAAAAGGAACAAATCTATTTGTTGATATAGGAAATGATGTTAAATCAGCAAACACAGACACAATGAAAAAAGCTTTTAATACTTTTATGAATATTGCAGATGATGTATACAAAAAGCAATATGAAGACCCAGAATTATCAGATAAACAAATACATGAAATAAGAAAATTAGCAGATGAAATAAGTGCTGATAAACTAATTGAAATGGATACTTTGATAACAGAAGGAAAAATAAATAACCTTAATTACAAAGCAGTTATAGCAAAACTAAAAAGAATAGGAGATTGATAATATGCAATCATATGATGATAACTTACATACAACAGGAGCAGAATATATCGTTGGATTAAATGATGGAACGATATTTAAAGAAATAATCTTTGAAGGATATAGGATGTTCAATGGTAAGCAAATAATGTGTTTTAGAACAAAGAAAGAAGATTCTGTTGTTACCGTGAATCCAAGTTATCACAGTTTTACAATAGAAAGCTCTGATATGGAAATGAATGAAGTACTATATAGAGAAATGAATGAAACACCTAACAAAACCCAAAAGGAGAAATAATGGGAAACGTAACACATAAAGAGTCTGAACAACTGGAAAAGAAATACCCAGGAATTACAGATACTCTTCAATCAGAAGGTATCGTTGGCACAAGAAGACGTAATAAGCCAAGATATATGTTAAACGCAGAAAAGAAAAAAGTTCAACCCACTCTTTACTTCAAAGGTCATAATCAAGGAAACGATAGTAAGAAGATGACTGAGTTAAGAGATAAATGGATTGAATTAGTAAAACAATACACAAAGGAAGAAAATAAGTAATGAAAAAACTAGATAATACTACATTTGATTCAGCAATAGATGGAGGCTTTACTCCAATACCATCTGGAACATATCCAGCTCATGTTACAGAAGTATTAATTAATACTTTTGAAGATAGTGGTAAGAGTGTTTATAATTTAACATTCAAAGCTGCTGATGAGGTAAAAAATCTACAAGTACCAAAACTAACAAGTGATGGTAATGGTGGATATGAACAAGAAACAAATGGTGAAGGAGAAACTGTAACAATAGAAGGAAGCTTCATATCTGGAAAAACATTTCGTTTGGATAAAGGAATGTGGTTAACTCCTAAACCAGAGCAAGGTAAAGGTTGGCAAAATAAAATATATGTCAAATATTGTCAAGCTCTTGGTGTTGAATTTCCAGAAACAGAAGATGGAAAACTTCAATTAGCAGAAGTCGAAGATGAAGATATTCTTGGACATCCATGTTTAATTAAAGTTGATGAAGTTGAATGGGAAAATAAGAAAACTGGAGATTCTGGTAAATCAGTAAAAGCAATAGATATACTTCCATGGAAAGAAGGTAAAAAACTTTCTACTGATGAATTATCTGCTGATGATTTGCCATTTTAATTAAACCATAATATAAAAGGTAAGAGTTTGTTCTAATTTGTCGAGAAGACATTAAAAATCAACCTTGAAGAGGTTGTTCTCTTACCTTTTTATCTTGTAAAAAGGAGAATAAATGAAAAGCATGAAAGTGCCAGTATTAATATTTGAAAATAATGAAGATGTAGATATTTTAATAGCAGCATTATATAACTGGAATGAAAGTCAAAATAAGTATGATAAACAAAAAGTTCAGGAAAAATTAAATGAAATCTACAAAATCAAAACAATACTCGATAACACGAACAACAACTAGAAAAATAAATATTTTAGTTAAAAAAGCATTAGCTAATTGTCCAAAATTAACTCCTGCAAAAGGATATAAGTTTTTAAAAGACTTAGAAAAAGGTAAAATATTTATAACTAGAAACGGAACAAAAGGAGTATATCTAGATAGTACTCCAACATCTGCTAAAGTAATAATAGTATCATGCAAATCAGAAGAAAGTGAAAAATCATATTACTTAGGCAAACAAAACATAGCAAATACAACAGAGGTTAAGGAGGTTAACCAATGAGCAAGCAAAAACTATTTCCAAAATATAAAGATGATATAGAAATAAAACTTACACAATGTTTAGAAAGAAAATATCATGATGACCAAGTAGAAGCAGAAGCAGTAAATCGCGGATGGATACAAGCATTGAAATGGGTAAAAGGATATGATGATTTGTATAAAATGGGAAGTATTCCAGAAATAACTGGAGATAGGGATACAGATGCTTTATTAGAAGATGAAAGAATAAACCAAGAGGAGTTATAAAATGGGAGTAATGAAAAGAATATCAATGCTTTGTGAAGAAAAAGATAGAAAGGGGCTAATAAGCCTTTTAAATATGAATGATTTAACAAGGTTAACAAATAAAACAGCAGAAGAAATAGCTGATGATTTTATTTTAGCTCATAAAAATATGAGAAAAAAAAGAAATGATGAATCTTATAAAAAGTTAAACGAAATACATGATGAAATGCAAGGAGTTGAAAATGATGGTAATGCTTGATATATCAGAATGGATATTAAATTTCTTTATATTTAGTTTAGGATTTTTATTTTCATGTATTGGAATTTTACTGTTTACATTAATACTTTATGCAGTCTTAGATTGGATAACTAATATAATAAAAAGGAGTAACAGATGAAATACTGGATAGAATCATTACAAGAAAACGCATTTGATGTGTTTATTGTAACAATAGTAATTGTATCAATTATTGCATATCATTATTTACAAAGATGGTATATCAATAAAAAGTTTACAGAACTAATGAAAAAACTAGATGTTATAAATGATACACTAAATGAAACATTAGATGAATTTGAAAGATGAAATGTCCAGCTTGTGGATTTAATGGAGGAAGACAATACAATCATAGCAAAGAGATAATAAAAATATTAGCTTCAAAACCAGAGAGAACAATAAAATATATAAAAAAATTAGTATCCGAAGTACAACAAAATGTACCATCGGAATATAATGCTAAATCATATTTTTATTTTCTTAAAGGAATAGATAAAGCAAATAGTAGAATAATAGAAAGAGCAATAGAACATTATCTTAGAGCTGGTTATCATTTACAAGGAAAAGGCTTTGCATATGTTAAAGCAATGATTAATAATGAGAAACTAAATGCAAATAAGAAGTTGCAAAACGAGTATAAACGTCTTGGTAGAACACCAAAGATAGTTACACTAAAAGGAAATGGAAATGCCAACAAAAAGAAAACCTAGAAAAAAGAATATTCAGGGAAATTTCAGAGGAGCAGAAGATAAATTCTGGTCTAATGTAATAAAAGGTTTTAAGAAATTTCTTAAATCACCATTCAAATGAATAAAAAAATAGTAAAGTTAATTGAAGAGAGATTAGAAAAAGGCAAAAGAGAATATAATGAAGAATTAAATCCTTTCGATGGAAGAGATTGGGTAGAAGAAACATTAGAAGAAGTTGCAGATGCCTTAGTCTATATAACAGCTAAACTAATACAAATAAAAGAGGAGTCAAAATGAGTTTAGAATCAACATTATTTCCAGTAAAAGAAATACCAGCAGTTGGTAGACATTTAGATACAAATGTTACATTACTAAATGATACTGGATATAAATTCATAGTAAGAGAAGATACAAATGAAGTTCTTAGTTGTATGAGCAATGAATACAAGTTAATTAAAAATCAAGAAATAATAGAAAAAGCTATGCCAATTATAGAAGATAGAGGTGGTATAATGGTAGAGCAAAATCTATTTGGAAATGGTTCTAGAGCAAGTTGGCAATGGAAATTCCCAGAAGTTGAAGTAGATGTTGGAGGTGGAGACTTAATGAATCCTACTATTAATATCAACAACAGTTACGATGGTTCTTCTGAAGCCAGCGCAATAGCTGGTGCTTTTAGATTAATATGTTCTAATGGATTAATTATAGGAGTAACTTTTAGAAAAGGAAGTACTAGACATAGTATTTGGTCAAAGAAAAATAATTTTGATGAAATAATAAGTAGCGTTATTAATAGCGTTGAAAATATATTCAAGACAGATTTTAAAGACCTAATTAATACAGAGATAGATAAAAAACACATAGCTAAACTAATTAAACTATTTCCAGAAACACATACAGAATCACTATTTCACTATATATTAACACATAATCCAAAAACATACTGGGATTTATTAAATGCTGCTACTTGGGTTGCCACACATCAAATGAAAAGAGGAGTAGAAGCAACACATAAATTCGAGTCAAAACTGTATTCAACAGTATATGGATTTGCTAAATCTGTAATAGCAAAAGCATAAATAAAAATTATTAAGGGCTAGAAATAAAAAGAAAGAAGATTATGAATTCTAAAAACTTTTCGGTTGGCTAACCGTCTAGCCCTTAGTATTAAAAAGGAGATATATGAAAGAAAAATTAGATGTAATGCCGTATAGTGAAGAAGCTGAATCATCTGTTTTAGGTTGTATACTTACAGATGAAAATTGTTTTGATAAAGCCCAACCGTGGATAAGAAATGATAAAGCTTTTTATAATACAAATAATAAAAAAATATGGGAAGTAATTAAAATATTAAGACAAAATAAACAACCGATAGATTTAGTAACAGTAGCAAATGAATTAAAAGAAAATAAAGAAAGTGATATAGCATATTATTTAAGTGGATTACCAGAATTAATAGCAACAACATCTAATGTAGAAAATCATGCAAAAATAATTTGGGAAAAATATGTACAAAGAGAAGTAAGAACAACATCTTATAAAATGTATAATATAAGCTTTGATAGATATGATAAAACACCTTCATTAATTAATAATCAACTAAGATGGTTAGAGGAATTAAGAGAATTACAACCAAATAGATTAAATAATTTAGATGCAATGGTAGAAGACGCTGTAGCACATATAAAAAGTGGAGAAAATGTAATTAAGTTTGGAATGTATTCTCTTGATAAACCAGCAGGAGGAATGACTAGAAAAGAAGTAACTGTATTAGGAGGTAGGCCTGGACATGGCAAAACTACTTTAATGATAAATGTTCTTAAATCTTTAATAGAGCAAGGATATAAAGTAATGTTATTCAACAGAGAAATGAGTAATACAGAAATGTTAAGAAAATTAATTGTATTAGAAAGTGAAAAACTATTATATGGAGATATTAGAAGAGGAGAAATAGAAGGATTAGAAGATGAAATAGATAAAGCTGAACAAACTATAAAAGAAAAATATAAAAATCTAATAATGTATGACGATATAAGAACACTTGAAGATGGAATATCAGAAATATCTAAACATAAACCAGACGTAGTAATAGATGATTATATTCAATTAATAACAATGAATGACAATAAGGATAGAAGATTCCAAATAGAAACAATTATGCAAGAATATAAATGGGTAGCAAAAAAAGAAAATTGCTCTTGTTTATTAATAAGTCAACTAAATAGAGAAATAGAAAGAAGAATAGACCCCTATCCTAGAATGAGTGACTATGCAGAAAGTGGAGTAATAGAACAAACAGTAGAAAATGCATTATTTGTGTTTTATGGATACAATTTTGACCATGAAAACTATGATATGTATGAAAGTGAAATTATATCTTGTAAAACTAGATATGGAGTAGTTGGAGGATATAAAGTAGGATTTGCAGGAAATAGATGTGCATTTTATTCAACAAGAGAACAAGCTATAAACGACTTAAAGAAAACAAATATAAGTGAAAAACCAAAAACAGAATGGCTCGAAGGAGATTGAACGAAAATATAAACTAATTTCAAAATATGCTATAGCACAGTATGAATTTGAAAAAATAATTGGGTTTAAAAAAGCCATAAGATTAACAGTTCAAGAAAAAAGTAAAATAAATGGAGATAAGTGTCTAAGTGAATTTACTAACTCCAAGTTGGAAAATCTCCTTTTTAAACTTAGATACTTATACTCCAAATTAAAGGAGAAAGAATGAAAGAAGTTATAGCGATAGACCCAGGTGCTAGTGGTGGATTAGCTTTTGTATCTAATGAATATCAAATTGCATACAAATGCCCTAAAACAACAAGAGAAATGTTTTCAATATATAATCATTGTATGGCATCTTGTTATGTAGAATGTTCTATTCCAACAGTAGTAATTGAAAAAGTATGGGCATTTCCTACAGACGCAAGAAGCAATGCTTTTAATTTTGGAGCTAATTATGGAAAATGGTTAGGAATTATAGCATCTTCTAATATAAAACCAATATTAGTAATACCTAAAAAATGGCAAGACGCATATCAACCATTATCAAAAGAAAAAAAGATAAGAAAAAAAGAGCTTAAAAAAATAGCCGAAGAAATGTTTCCTAATATTAAGGTAACTCTTTATAACTGCGATGCTCTTTTAATAGCAGCATGGGCAAAAACAGAAGGAGGAATAAATGAAAGCACCAATTGAAGGTGAAAGTATATTTGATTACAGTTATCATCCATTTGAATGTAAATCATTTTTATTAAAAATGGATATGGGAGTCGAACAAGTACCAACAAAAACAATATATTTATATTTTGGAATAAAACCAATAATACTAGTAATAAGTAGTGATACAAACTATAGCATATCAATAGAATTTAAAATTTGGAAATTTTCATTAGCTTTTAATTTGAGTATTTGGTCATGAATAATGATTTACAAGATAGAATAATAAAAACACTTGATTCTATAATAAATACTTTAAGTATATTAGTTAGGGAAGTCAAGCAAAGTAAGTTAAGAAAGAGCAAATATAAAAAGAGGAGTTAAACTATGGATACAGATTGTCCAGTTGTAATACCTTACTATGGTGGCAAGTTTACAATGAGTAAGCAATTCTTAAAACATATACCTGACCACCTTAGATACTTTGAACCTTTCTTTGGAGGCGGCTCAATGTTTTTTAGAAAAAACAAAGCAAAATGGAATATACTTAATGACATAGATAATGATTTAGTAAACTTATATTTATGTATACTAGATAAATTTGAAGAACTATCAGAAAAAATATATTGGTATCCAAGAAGTAGAAAATTACATGATGACTTTAGAGCTGACATTAAAGCAATACAAGAAATAAATATACCAGACACAACCAGAGCATCTAAATATTATTACATTGTAAGAAACGCATTTAATAATAAGCCTTTAAATACATTTTCAAAAGATACATATTGGGATACAAGAATGATAAAAGAATTAAAACAATCAAAAGAAAAACTTAATGGCTCAACAATAGAAAATTTAGATTTTGAAAAATTAATAGAAAGATACTCAATGAGAGAAGGAGATTTTGTATACTTAGACCCACCATATGTTATAGCAGATAAAAAAGATTACTATAGAAATAGATTTGATAGTAATATGCACGAAAAACTTAAAGAAACAGTTGATAAAATAAACATAAATAATGCTAAATTCATGTTAAGTTATGACGACAATGACGATATAAGAGAGATGTATAAAGATTATAGTATACTTACAATAAAAACAAAATACTCAGGAGCAAATCCTGATATAAGGGGTGAAGAAAAAACAGAGCTTTTAATAATCAATTATCCAATCAAAGAACAGGGGGAATTGTTTTGAGCATAGGAAATGAATTTAGAACGGATGACGATGGCAATATAATAGGATGTCCTAGGTGTGGAGCTAGGAACATGAAAAAAGATGGATTTAATTATTATAAAAATAACAAAAAACAACAATGGGCATGCAATTCATGTTTTAGAAAAACATTAAATCCTATCATAGTAGAGGAATCCCCATTCAAAGTCGCTGATAGAGACCCAGAGATGATGCCAGTAGAAGATATAATAAGTTTTCGTCAAAAGGCATATAAACAAAAAAAGAAAGCAAAGGAAAGTAGAACTCTTGTAGATATACATATCAATATAGATGGGCCTATAGGAATTGCTCATTTTGGAGACCCTCACGTTGATGATGATGGAACTGACTTATCTCAAATAATAATGTATACAGATATTATAAATAATACAGAAGGAATGTTCGCAGGTAATTTAGGAGATATACAGAATAACTGGGTAGGCAGATTGTCTGCTTTGTATGGTCAGCAATCAACATCTGCAAAGGAATCGTGGAAATTGACCGAATATTTTGTCAATAAGTTAAATTGGTTATATCTTGTTGCTGGGAATCATGATGTATGGAGTGGGGATGGAGATCCTCTTGAGTTTATAATGAGAGACCATAGAGGATTATATGAGAGATGGGGAGCAAGGATGAATCTTATATTCCCAAATGGTAAAGAAATAACAATTAATGCTAGACATACTTGGAAAGGGAATAGCATGTGGAATACTGCTCATGGTGTTGCAAAGGCTGCTCAAATGGGGTGGAAAGACCATGTTCTTACTTGTGGTCATACTCACGTTTCTGGCTATCAAGTTATAAAAGACCCAGCTTCTGGTCTGATTTCACACGCTTTACAAGTTGCTAGTTTTAAAATAATGGATAATTATGCAGATAAATTGGGATTAGATAATAAGAACATATTTAATTGTCCAGTCACAATTATAGACCCTCAATACGATGATGATGATAATAGATTAATTACTACTATTTTCAATCCTATAGAAGGTGCTAATTTCCTTACTTGGAAACGCCAAAAATGGAAAGAACAAAATAAATAATAAGATTAATGTAGGGGCGTAATTTCCTAATTGCTCCTCCCTATCTCTCTCAAAAAGGAGCGTCCCTACATTGTAATTCAAGGAGTATAAAATTATGTTAACAGAAAAATTTGCTAGTTTAGAATTGGAAATAGAAGACTTAAAAGGTCAAATTGATTGGTATAAAAAAGGATTAAATGAAATATATCAAGATTTAGTTGGAAAGCCAATGAAAGCAAGAAATTATAAAGATGCTATGAGGTTATTAGCAATGATACACTCAATTGAAAATGGAGAACCTACAACAGCAGACTCTTATAATAGTAGAGACAATATAGAATATAATTATAGTAATAAAGTAGGGAAAAGAATTACTTTTGAATCAATTTAAATCTTCAGCTATATTATAAATACCCCTTCCTAACATACCAATAAAAACTGGCATTATAAGAAAAGAAAATTCATCAAAAATATCTTCTAACATTTCATCATCGTCATCTGAACCCATTCCCATTAATACTACCCAAGTAGCTGTTCTCATAGCGATACCAACAGCTGGGTTTTCAAAACTTCTTAACATACTAAATGATTGATAACCAAATTTATCCATAAGGAAACCACCCCAGGGGATAACAGAAGCAAGAGTAGCAAGTACAGACGCAGTTGCCCTAGTAAATACAAATCTTAAAACAGCTCTTGCGTCATGGTCAATATTTCTATCTGTAGGATTGTATTCTACTCCTTTACCCTTATTAATAGGATACCTAGAAAAATTTACACCCATATCTGTCATTGATTTTGTAGCTTCTGTAACCAATCTTAAAATATTATCTGAATGAGAATATCCTCCATTCCAAAATTTTGACACAACATTCCAATCATGTTCCATTTGTTGAACAGCATATGTTTTATATTGATATATAGCCCTACCTAAACCATTAAATGCTTCTCCAACATATTGAGGACTCATACCAAACTGTGTATTATATACAGCATCTCTAGCTATTTTTCTAGCTTTAGCTGTTTTAAATATACTCATATCACCTTTAGAGCCAGTTGCATCATTCCCTCCAAGCTCTCCTCTTTTTTCAGCATCTAATAAAGCCATAACAGCAGTCATTTTACGAAGTGTTTCTTCTGTTCCAGTAAATGTAAAAACACTTTTTAACGGATCCCAATGCCAAGATAATTTCCATGATACCATAGTTCTAATTTTATGGTCTTGAATGTCTCCTATTAATTTTTGAAACCTAGCTTCAATTAATTTTTGTTTATTTTCAGCTTCTTCAATAGTAATTGCATCGTAATATTCTCCTCTTTTTCTTTTTAGCATTTCTTGGTGTTGTTTTCTTTTATTTTTTAATTCTTTTAATAAAGTTACTCTATCTTTTGATTCACCTTTTGAACGACTTTCAAGATTTAATAAAAACAAATCTATTTGGTCATCATTATTCATTATAAAATTTTCTCTGCCTAAAGCAACCAACTTAACAAAATCTCTCATGTTTTTACCTGGGATTAAACCAGTAATTGGGTCAAAACCCCAGTCAAACGTTTCTGGTTGACCTCCTTGTAACATAATATCATTAAACATAGAAAGTATATTTAATACACCAGTTCCCTCTACGATAGATTCCCATTTTTCTCTAGTGTATTTACCATTTAACGCAGAACCTGCTTCAAAAAGAGTTGTAAATCCATTAGCTATAACTTGATTTGAAATTTGAGTTAAGTTCATAAAAGCAGAGGAACTATCTAAAAATCTCATAGATGGAATAGCATTAACCCATTTTATTAACCTTTCTGCACTATTAGAAGTATGTTCTACTCCACCTTTTATCCATGCTGGTAGATTATTAAGAGTTTCAGCTACATTGCTATAGCCACCTTCTTTACCAGTAATAAAAGATGTAGATCTAGTATCACTATCTCCTACTGTCATTTTTATTCTATTAATAAGATAATCAACGACTCCTTCTGGAACCATTTGATTTTTTTCCATTTGCATTAATTTGTCTACAGCTTCTACAACATCAGCCATTAAATCATTTTTATGAAGAGATGAATATATTTGTTTTAAATAATCAGCGTGAATATTAGAATCTGTTCTTATTAAAGTAGCGTTAGTCCAGTCTGTAATATGTTTCATGTTTGGATTTGCTTGAGCATTTGTCATTCTAGTTAACCCAGCTTTATCTTCATCTGAAATAATTTCAGCGTTTCTATTAGCCATATCTTGTAAATGTTTTAATCCTTCTTGAAGATTTTCATATTCTTTTTTTCTTACATCACTTAATTTTTCAATATCTTCTTTTACTATAATACCAAAACCATCTATAGCTGTTTTAACTCTGTCAATAGCATTATCAATTTGTATATTTAAATCATTCCATTCAAATATATGAGGAAGATAATTATCTTGTTTTAAAGAAAAATAAGAATTTGGAGTTGATATATAACCATCTGATATTACTCTACCATCAACTTCTTTTGGAGGAGTGTAATAAACTTTAGACCTCATTCCACCTATAGAAAAAATATTATCCATAAATTCTTGCTTTTCTTCTGGTGTTAAGCCAAGCTTATCCATCCTTGCTTCTATTTTATTAGTAAAATCAGATATTTTCTTTAAATTCTTTTGATGAAAATCTTTAGCATCTTCTCCAATATTTCTATATTCTCCTCTCATATTAGCTAAAGTTTGCCAAAAATTAGGAAGAGTTTTATCTGCTGATTTTAAATTTTCATTTATTATTTCATTTGAAGGTTGATTTTCAATATATTCAAAATTACGCCAAGCTTTTCTAGCACTACCTTCTATCATTTCGTTGTCTTCAGAACCTTCTTTTCTCAACCTTCCATAATACTTTTCTTCACTAGCCCTATGCCAACCTTCTAATAAGCCACCAGTATGTTCATCTGTTCTTCTTATATTATCCCATTCACCTACACCATCTTTAATTTCATATCCTTCATCAATAAAATTTCTTGCTAGTTCTGGATTATCATTTTTATAAGGTTCATTGTTTAGAAGGAAAGCAGTATAGGATTCTTCACCAGTTTCACTATTAGTGTCTTTTAATAAAGCATACCTATACTGCGTGCCATCCTTGCCTCTAACAAAATAAACATTAGGAGTCTGTCTTCTTTTATCTTCTCCTTCTTCTGTCTCTCCATATTCATAATCATCTTTCATTTCCTGTATCAATAAAGAAAGCCTGTCCTTATACTTATCTTTAAATTCTAAATACTCTTCTGATTCATTAAGTATCATTTCTCCTAATTCCATATCTGCGTATTTAGATGGTGGTATATAACCAAATTTTATATTTCTAACTCTACCATCTAGGGTTTCATTCATAAAGTTTCCAACGTAAAAACCAACTAATGCTTTTTTAACATCAAATTGACTAGCGTTTAAATGTTCTTTATGTATATTGAATATTTTATCATCTATACTTCCATCGTGTCTATAATATTTAATTTTGTATATTGGTTGGTCATCTATTATTCCTTCACCAACTAATACAACTCTAGCATTAGGACCAGTTCTGTATTGAGTATCTAAAGATTCATTTCCAGTTTTAGGAGCATCAATTCTAAGATTAAATCCTTCTATTCCCCAAGCAGAAGCATCATTAAGGTTTAAGACAGATTGCATTAATTGATTGTCAGTTAAATTATCTTTATAATCTTCTAAAGTTCTTCTTATTTTATTTGCAAATCCTTCATAAGATGATATTTCATTATCACTAAGTCTCAATCCCTTTCTAATAACTTTCATAGCTACACCAAATTTATCTGCTCTTATAGCTACAACTTCTGGTGGAAACAAAGCAACTTCTCTTTTATTTAATTTACCAGATTTTTTTAACTTAGCTCTTTTTTCTTCAATAATCTTAACAGAAGTGAGCATAGATTTTGCTGCTCTAGGATTTTGTTCTATTGTAAGGTTGCTAACATAACCTCTTTGTTTTTTAGAAAAATAAACTCTCCAATCATCCATTATTGTAGATGGTTCTATATCGTAATTAAGAGCTTCTCCTTTTTGTATAGCAGCAATTGATAATCGTTGATATAATTCGAGATGAGATTTATAAAGACTTTCTGCTATTCCTAATTCTCTTTTAGCTTTACTTTTTTCAAAATTTGTTTTAGCATTTTTAAGATTTTTAAGAGCTATTCTAATCCCAAGTTTACTAGTATTTGGATGCCCAATAAAATTAGCAACAGCTTGTTTAACATCTATATTAAAAGACTCAATATCTTCAATAAAATGATTATCTAAAGAATTTAAGGTTGCTTCACATGATTTAATTTCAGCCATTTACTTACACTTTGGTTTGGTTTTTTCATTTCTTAATGCTTCTCTATATTTATTAATTTGTGTTTTATTAAAACTATCTATAGCTTTATAACCTTGTCCTTCTGCTACGCTTCCAGCTTGTTTTGTTACTTCACCAGCTTTTATACTTTTTAAATTAGTTTCAAAGTTTGGTAAAAATTCTTTCATAACTCTAGGACTCATTAAATCTATAGGCATTAATGTTAATACATTTGTTCTTCCACTTAGCCCTCTTAGAAATTGAATAGTAACTAAATCTTGAGTGTCATCAGACAAAAAAAGCCAATCATCTACATGGTCTTCTACAAATTTAACTAAAAATTTATTATGGTCTGCTGATAAATGTATTGGATATTCTTCCCCATCTTCCTCTTTTATTTTTTGATTTCTTTTTGCTCTTTTATATATATCCCAAAATGCGTCATTTAAAGAATGAAGATTCTTTGTTGGCTCACCATCTTCATCTAGTTCTTGTATTCTAATATCTCTAAGGTATTTATAAGCTTGAATAATAGCATCTTGTTTATTAACCCAATAATCACTTCCTTCATCAAACATTTTATTTTGTTTACCCATTTCATTCATAGTATTTGTATGAGCTATTTTATATGAGTCGTCAGAATAATCTAAAAAATGACTACCAGCAATTTCTTTATTTAAAATTGAATTAGATACTTTATTAAAAGCAAGACCTATACTAGATATAAGTTTTTCACCTGGGCTTATATTAGAATTAGTTTCTATTTTACTTGGATTTTCTATTTGAGATTTTATTGTTTCACTTACCTTCATTCTTTTTTTCATTTTTTCAAATTCGTGAATGTATTGATTTCCAACTTCTCTAGGACTTTTTCTTTTTTGAATACCATCTTCTGATGTCCAAAATCTCCTAGCTAAAGTTCTACTATCTTCAACAATCCTAGACATACCAGCGATATTATTAGCTGGTGTTAATCCTTGTCTTTGTTTACTAAAATTTTGAACATTAAAAAGAATCCTAATAGATTGTATATTCTCATCAGTTAATTCTTGATTATCACTTCTTTTGAATATTCTTTTTATTATATAATCATTATTCCATCCTATATCTTGAAGTAATCCAAATTTTTGATTATCAACAGCCATTTGTAATAAAATAGATAATTCATTTTCCATACTTGTTTCAAGATAAATTTCTCCTTTTGATGCAATTGAATAAACATCTCCTTTTTTATTTATTTCAATAATATTACCATCTTGGCTTTCCAAATTTATATCTACAATTCTATCTTTGTTATTTTCTATAACTTTTAATAATTCACCATTATTTTTATTTAATTGATTTTTATCTAATTCAACATCAGTTATTGTAACTCTACTTTGAGGTTTTCTAGCTGATATAAATCCACCATCTAAAGATTTAAAATATATTTTCATATCTTTATAAGCAAGTTGAGACAATACCATTTTAGCATTTGTTGCTCTTCCTTCAGCACCAGACAAAGCAGTTTGTTCTAATACTGAAGCTTTAACATGGTCTTTTTTAAGATATGTTGATTCTGAAGTATCCATATCTTCAAATTTTTCTTTAAACATTGGAAGTTTTATAATTCTATTTCTTTGTATAAAAGAGTCACTATTTTGCCAATTTTGATATGCTTCTAAAAGATCTTTTCCTATAAATTCAGCAAACCCGTGGTCTCCATCCCAGTCACCATCTAAGACATTCTTTACATCTTCATTTTTGAGGAACATAGTATCTCCATGACCTCCACTAACTAAGAACTGAACACGCCTTGTTACCACGCCTGTGACTTTAGCGACTGGTTGCCTGTGAATAAGAACATTTACTCCATCTCCTTGCTCAAGAGATTCATTTAATATATTAATTTTTTCTACAGATGTATTGTTTTGTGTAAACATTTTAAACAAGGCATAATCTTTTAATTCAGCGGCTTCTGGATTACTTTTTTCTATAGATTTACGATTTATAGATGCCCAATGTTTTACTACTTCATCGTATACTGGTTTATTATCAGCACTTACAGCAATATGATTATCTTTAATTAAGTTTTCAAGATGCCAAGCTGGTTTTAAATAAGCATGAGTAGCGTGACCTCTCTTTTTTCCAATTGCAATTTTTCTAGCTTTGAATATTCCATTGTTAAAATATCTATTTTTTAAAAAAGATATAAACATATTAGTAATATATTTATGAGAAACACCTCTACCATTTGTATCTTTAAGTAAATCCATCCATTTTTCAGCATCAGTTGGAACTCTTTCTTCTTCTCTACTTCTATTAACAGCTCCTAAAAATGTTGCAGGATTATCTCTCATATTTTTAAGAAGAGACAAATAATCTTGAGATATTATTTTATAATGATTTTCAATTTGTTTAATCAAATTATTATATATTTTAAAATCTTTAGATTCTTCTGACAATCCATCTGGGTCTAAAAGTATTTCACCTAAAGCAATAGGATGAGCAGCTGTATCAGCAGAGCCTACTGGATTCATAATTACTTTAATATCTTTTTCTGATATTCCATTTACTTTATAATCTTTAGCGAAATCACCAGCTCTAATTTTAGCTTCATTGTCAGAATTTAAATGCTCAAAAGTATCTACAACATTACCAGTTTTTGTATCTAATTTCTCAAAAAATGTACCATCTTTTCCTTGAGCAACTCTAGCAAATGGTTTATTCTCACCTTCTTTGTAAAATTCCATACCTAAAAATGGAGTACTTTGAAGATGCTTAACTGCTACATAATTTCTTATACCATCTTCATTTTTTTCACCTCTGTGATTTATAACAGTTTTAATAGCAGATACATTTGGAGTTCCTATATTTTCACCAAGAGAGTTCATAAAAGCAGAACCAGACATAGTTTGACCATCTGAATTTTTAAATGTACCAGCCTCTAATACCTTTCCATCATTTGTACGAACTTTAACTATTGTATTTTCTGGTACTGTCATAATTTTTGAATCTAAACTTCCATCTTCTGTTTGAGGTGAATATCCATTTGTTAAAGGAAGGCTTAATCTTCCAAAGGTATCATTGATATGTTTTTCATTTAAAGCATAGCTATCATAATACAATTCTTTCATATATTCATGAACAGCAATTTTTTCCCTTATCAACATAGATTCAATATAGGGAAGAACTTGTCTTAAAACTCTTTTTTTAGCATCATCTATTTTTTCACCTTTTACAGGGTTTGAATGTGTAGTCCATCTTAAATATTCTTGAGCAAATTTATTACGAGTTGATTCTTTTAAAGTTGCGTCTTTAAGCATTACTTTATATAAAGCTTCATCTATATTTCCATCGTCTATTTCTTTCTGCAAGTAAGACTTGAAGTCATCCATTGTAAATGAAGCATGGTCTTTATTTGTAATAGCCATTACTAAAGCACTATTTCCGCCACCTTTCATACCTAGAATAGTTAAAAGATTTGCATTTTCAACTCCTTTAGATATTATTTGATTTAAATATTTAAATTTTTCAGCCTTTCCTAAACTTTCAAAAACTTTTTCATCAAATTTGTTTCCAGCCTGCCAATATTTATATACCTTATTTTCATCATCATACCATTTAGTTAATATATCTTTTGTTCTAAATAAAACAAGTTTTAAATTATGTTTTCCATCTCTTAATCTTTCTTCAAAAAATGTTGTAGTTTCATACTGAGATTCAGCAGTACCAGTATCTAATCTCTCAGTAGGAGATGTCATTACTGTCATTTCACCTTTAGTATACAAAGTTGGAAGTAATAATGTTCTATAAGCCCTAGTAAATAAGCCTTTTTGATTTGCTGACATAACTGGGATTTTTGCTCTATCTTTAAGATACATTACTCTTAAATCATTTAATTCTTCTTTACTATATTCTGTTTTAATATTAACTCTATATGATTTTTGTTTAGCTTGGTCTTTTGCCCATTCTTTTACTTTTTCAATATATTTTTCAAAAGAATTATTATCTTGAGCCATTTGAGATAAAACACCAACTTGACTTATTTCTATATGAACTCCAAATGTTTTATGAAACATTTGTTTAATATGAATATCTGAACCAACAACGCTAGTGCTATGCCTAGAACTATTTACACCAGTATCATTACCATCTTCATCTGTACTATTTTGATGTTGATATTTTGCATAAGGGTCGTATTGCAATCCTTTAACATTTTTCCATAATCCTCTACCTTGATAAAATTCTTCAGCAATAAAGTCACCAAGAGCATCGTCAGGTACTGCCCTGAATATATTTCTTAATCTATTAGCAAATTGTTTTAACCATATTTTAATTCTATTTAAAAGACTTTTGTCTTGTATCCTATTAGCATAATATTCACCTATATGTTGTACAAGTTTTTCTTCAGTTTTAAATTTATTAATACCCCTTTTAATTAAATCTGTATCTTTTAATAATCCTATATAAATATGAGCATATTCGTGAGGCATAGTATCTAAAGTAGCATCTGTACTCGACCATAAGGCTACATTCTCTATAGCAACACCAACAGCCGTCTTACCATTTGCATCCAGTACTCCTTCAAATGTATTATCAGTTATATAATTACCAAAATGTTTACGAAGTCTAGACACAATTTTTCTAGCAAGTTCTTTATTTGAAGTAATTTTAGACAATGGAGAAACTCCAGGCTGCTGAAGATAATCATCATCTTCTGAAATTTTAGGGATGCCTCCTTTTTCATAGCCTTTGTTTTCTTTTGTATCATCAGCTTGTTTTCCAAGAATTGTATTAAGTGAATTACTCATAAGAATAATTTCTTTATCACTTGGTTGATTCATATCATATGTTTGACCAGTATCTGGTTCTTCTATATTTTCTTTTTTAGTTGGAACTATTGCTGCTGAACGAGAATTTGGTTCTATAACAGTATTAATAAATGATTCATTAAAATCTAATTCTAATCCTTTTTCCTTTTTTAAAGTTTGGACTTTACCATTTTTATTATAATTAATTAAAAAAGGCATGATAACCATTTTTTCAACTTCTACACCATATTGATTTTCTATTAATCTTTTATAGGCACTTAATTGAGTAGAGTGTTGTTGCCTTTTACTTCTTTTAAATTCTTTACCTTTAAATACTTTATCATAGGCTCTACTATATACAGATGATTTACTTGTTTTTACATCCCAAATTTGAATATTACCAGTCTTAGGATTAAGAACAAATAAATCTATCTCTCCAGCTACCCCACTAGTATCATCCCAAACAATAATATTATTAGAAAGAACTCTAAGTCCTCTTTTATCTACTTGTTTTTTAATAACATCTAATGCTTCCATTAAAGAATCATAGGCTTCTTCAGAAATATCTGTATTATTAAATACTGGAGTCTTACCTTCTGTAAAGAAATCTCTAACAAGAGAATCAACAATATTACCTGCTGTAGTTGCATCTGTACTGCTTTCGCCAGTAAATGTAGATTTTATTACATTTGAAACTCTTTTAAAATTAATTCCCCCAATTATATAATTTCTTTTATTATCTCCTAATTCAGCTTGTTCTTGATTTTTAATTACTTCATTTTCTATTTCTTGTATATCTACTGCTTTATCAGAAACAGTTTCTATTGGAGTTGTAACATCATCTTCAGTTTCAATTGCTACGTCTTGAGTAGGAGTTGGAGATAAAGCAACTTTATCTAAATCTAAATCAAGACCATATAAATTACTTCCGTGAATACTACCATCTTCAGGATGTCTACCATAATAATATGGACCACCTTCCATTTCTGTTTCTTGCTCCATACCTGGAGCCAATTTATCAAAATATTGTTTAGCATCATCAGAAAGTTCATCATAGTATTTTTGAACAATATATGCGTCTGCTCTATTTGGGTCATTTTTAGACTTAAAAATTGTATCCCACTCTTCTTTATACTTTTTTACAAGCCTATCCCTTTCTTTTCCAGCTTCTATAACAAATGCAGTATGAGAAATTTCTTCTTTAGAACCTTTACCTCTTTCTCCTAATACATAGCTTGTAGCTTGTTCTATATTAAATTTTTCTACGGTAGGCTTTGGAGTAGGAGTTGGAGAAGTAGGAGTTCCTCTCTCTAATTCAGCAAGTCTATCTTGTAAATATTTAAATGTTCTAGGAGCTTCTTTTTCAAGTCTTGCTCTTCCAGTTCCAAGACCGTCTTCGGGAAGAACAATTTCTTTACCTTTTGGTATTTGAGCAAAAGCTTTGTCTATTGCTTCTACATTTTCTAAATAATCAGCATCATCAAAAAATGAACCTTCATCCATAGATGGTGCTTTTTTAGTAGGTATTCCTATTGCATTGGGTTCATCTCTTATTACTGCTTGTCCACCCTTACCTCTTCCTAAAAGATTGTCTCCAAATAAATAAACTTTATCTTTGTTTTTTCTTAATAAAGCAAATGTTAATTTTTTAACTTTAGAAACTTTAGAAAGTGATGGAGAAGTAGGCGTTGGAGTTTTTATTTCATTAATTCTTTCAATTTCTTCTTGAGTAGCAGATTTATATTTAATTTTAGGCAATTTAAGTTTTGCTCTTAACTTGTTAATCTGGTCTCTTCTTTCGTCAACCATAACAAAATCTTTATTAGCAATAGCTTGTCTTTCTTCTTCTATTGCAAATGCAAGACCTTCTACTACATTAGTATATTCTTCTTTAGTTAATCCTAAATCTTTAGAAAATTTTGGTAAAGTAGGAATTTGAGCTTGTTCTTCTGCTTTTACTTCAGCAATAATAGAACCAATATCACTCTTTCCTTTTTCTACTTTAGGTTTTTTAGTAGTTTCTTTAGTGCTTTTTGTTTCAACAGTAGGGGCAACATCAGCTTTTCCAATATTAATCTCATTAGGATATACATACTTTTGAGAACCAATAGTATTACCAGCTTCATCAACTTCTTGAACTTTATACATTTTAGCAGTTGCGCTTAATACTTTAACATTTTTACCAGAAAGATTTTTTATTTTTTTTCTTTTAGTTTGTACAGAACCAACCTTGCCTACATTTACTTTTCTTTCTTCTTGAGTTTGTTCTTTTGTTTTCATTGGTACTTCAGTAACAACTTCTGTATCAGTATCTTGTTGTTTTTCAACTTTAGAAAGAACAGATTTTTGAGCTATTTCAATTTCTTTTTCAGTAGGTTGAACATCGTAAAATTGTTCATTTTCACTATCTGTAATAGAATGACCTTTTACTTGATTGTAATCAAAATCAATTTGAGGTGCTCCTTGTTGTACTAAATCTGGTCCTTCTTCTGTTGTAATCTTACCTTCCATCGCAAACATTTTAAGAGCATGGAGCATTTGTTCATTGTTATCTATATCTATTCTTTGAGCATCGTCTTTTATTTGCCTATTTAAAGGAGATATTGCTAATCTTAAAATTTTATTTCTTTCTGAATCTCCTAACTTTTGAATAGCTGATATAACAGTAGGTTGAGATTTAATTAACTCAAGTAATCCAACAGATGTAGTCGCAGCTTCTTTAACTTTTGAAATAGCTTTTGAAAACTTTCCTTTACCTTCTTTAAATACTGACCAAAAATCAGCAATAGAATCAAAATCACCTTTACCTACAACTGATAAGAAATTATTTAAAACATCTTCATCTGAGCCTTCAGCAATATCTTTAGTTATTTCTGAAGTTGCATCTTCATCTAATGCCCCAATATTATATTCACTTGTTTTTTCTTTTATTATTTCTTTTGATTTTTTAGAAGCTATACTAGAACCTAAACCAAATGGAACACCCATTATAAAGCCACCAAATGCTTGTTCTAAAGCTCCAGTTTCAAGTGCTTCTTCTCCTACGACTCTAAAAAAATCATTTACATCTTTAAATCCTTCTCTAGTAGCATGATAACTAGCACCTTCTAAAGCAGCCTGACTCCATTCTGTTATACCTTCTTGTAATCCTTTTTCAACAACTTGAGTAGTTTTAGCTAAAAACCCCAAACCACCCCTAGTTAAAACACCTTTACCAGCACCAGATTTAATAAGAGATTTAGCAATTCCCTTCATTAAAGTTTCATCACCAACAAGTTTGTTAAACTTAGGAACTCCTCTCATTATAGCCCTAGCTCCTATTCTTTCTAAAGCAGCAGAAGCAACACCATAAGTAACAGCAGATATACCAGCTAAATCTTTTGCATCTTCTGGACTCATACCCATTTCATCTACCATCATATTCATTTGCTGTATGTAATTATTAGTACTTTCTAATATAAACATAGGCAAAAGTTCTAACGTAACCCTACCAGCTTTTAATGCTCCAACACCAGCAATAGTTTGTCCAACTAAAGTTGCAGGAATCGCTGTCGAAGCTATATACGCACCTGCAATAGCGGCACCAAAAGATGGTATAACTTGACCCATTGTTCTCGTCCAAGTCGCAGGGTTACTCCAAGCTCTTTCATCTGCTGTCCAAGCATGATAAGCTTGTAATTCTGGGTCGTTTGCTATTCTGTCACTAATTTTGTTATTAGCCCACTTCCTCATATCTTCAGCGGCTTTAGTTGACCACTCTGAATTAGATAAAGAAAGAGCCATACCAGAACCACCAGCAACAGCATTAATACCCATTTGGTCTAATTGATGAACTATTCCTTTAAAAAAACTAGCAGATTCATCTGGTTTACGCCAATATCTATCATCACGCTTACCTTCATAGTCGTATAAGCGCATACCTATTGGTATAGCTTTACTTCTTTCGAATCTAAGGGTTCTTAATGCTTGGTTTGTAGCTTGTTGTACTTCATATGGACTAGGCTCGTATCCTTGTTCTTTAAAATTTTGAATAACCCGAAGCTTTATTGCGAGAGTATCTAATTCATTTGACATTATATATTATTCTAAGCCTAGTGTTTTCTTTGCTTTTTCCATTTCATCAAGAGCTTTTTCTAGTGTACTATTAGGTTTTCTTTTATATTTTTCATTCCACCCACCTACCTCAATCATTCTACCAGTATCAACTGACATACCAGATGACAATGGTTCATTTAAAAAATCTTGTAATAGATTTATATCTTCTTTTGCTACATTTGCTCTTTGCATTAATGTAATATTTTTATTTAATCTGTGCATTAAATCAGCTCCTTGTTCATGCAATATTCTTTCTTCAGCTCCAAACCAACCAAGATTTTCACTTAATCTACGATTATTAAGACGAGTGTCTAAATTACGTTGAGATAAAAATTCATCTTTTAAAGTATTTCTTTTTGCATCTATATCATAAAGAAAATTAATAATTTCAGCATTTTCAGTTGGAACATTATTATTTTTATAATAATCTAAAGCTTCAGATTTTGTTGTTGGTAATTTATAATTCCATTCTTTTCTTGCATTTTCTATAAATTCTTTAGATGTTAAACCAGAAGATTTAATTTCTTCAAGAACGGCATCTGGTTCTACATTATATACTTTCATATATTGTGATAAAGCTTCATTTTCATCAAGGTCTTCTTGAGAAATATCTTCACTTAATTCTCTTCCAAATCTATCTTTTCCAGTTCCATAATTTTCACCAAGACTAAATTTATAAGGATTTGGCATACCAAGTTCCATAGCTGCGTCTAAATTTTTATGGAATTCATTATCAAATTGATAAGTTTGAGCATATAAATTGAAAAAATCTTGAAGCTCAGTTAATAATCCCATTGAAAAATCAATACCAAATCCTGCAAAAGGATTTAAATTTGTATCAACTTTAGTAAACCTTTCATTAGCTTTAAGAACTTCAGCCATTCTTTTTAAATAAAGTTCTGTTTTAGTATCTTCCCCAGCAACAAATCTATATTTTTTACCTTGCATTCCTTTAGTATTTACATACTCAGAATCTTCATAATCAGACAATTCATTTTTTTCTACTTCATCAATTTGACCAGTATAATATAAAGATAAAGTAAGAGGGTCATCTTTTAAATATTGAGGAACAGTTCTATCTAAATCCTTTTCTAAGCATCGATAACTGCAGGAAGTTTTACTTCTAATCTTGATTTTAAATCATCAAAAGTGGTATAATCAAAAGAACTATATTTTGATTTAAATTTAAGATGACTAAGAAAAGAATGTTGTTTCATTGCTTTGGCTTCTTCATCTTCACTCATTCCTAGAAAAAAACCTTCGGTACTAGTCATCATTTTTGTATTTGCCAATCTTAAAAAAGTATCAAGTGATGAGTCAAGCTCTTCCTTTTTTTGTTCATGAACTTCTTGAAGAGCAAGATTTTTAACATAATCAAGACTATTTTCTTTTTTAAATTGTGCAAGATTTGCTTTTTTAGTTTGAACATTTAAAACGTTTCCAAGTGTTGCAATTTGAGAATCTTTATACATAGAAAATTGTGCTCTTAATTTAATTCTAGCTTTTTCACTAGCTTCTTTCCATTCATTTTCTGTTGGAGAACTACCAGCAATTTGAGAAACTATATAATTCCATTCATCTGGATTTGCATTAGCAAAAACATTTATTTCTTCTTCATCTACTTCCCAATTAGCTATAGCAATATCTTGACCCATTTCACTTTCAAAAAGCTTTTTGGTAACTTGACCCATTCTTTCGTTAAATCGAGCAATTCCTCTTAATTTATCATCTAACATCCCAATTCTATCTTCTTGGCCTGTAATTTGATCATGTAAATCTTCTATATTGCTTTCAATAGATTCTCCTTTTTCTTGAAATGTACTTAATTCATTTATAGTATTATTATAAGTTAATTCAAATAAATCATCTGCATCTTTAGTTTTATCTTCAGGATTTAAAGAATCTCTATTGTTAATTACTACCCCTAAATCCATTAATCCTTTTTCTGCAGTATTTATATACGTTTTATTTTGTTCAAATTGTTCAAAAAAATTGTTTTGAAGAGTTTGATTTGTTCCTTGTCTAACAAGATAATCTCTTTTTTCTTTATTAGCATCTACTTGCATATTGTAAAGTTGAACTTTTAATAAAGAATTTTCTTTAGCTGCGTTTCTAACAGCATCTTTTTGTGTTAAACTATATATTAATCTTCCTATTTCATCCATAACTAAATCCTAACTAAGTAATTCTTTTCTTTGAGCTTCTAAAGCACCAACAATTTCATCATGTCTAATATTAGCTTGTCTTTCTGCTTCTTCATCTCTTAATGTTATATCTTCCATAGATATATCAAATGTTTCTTTAACTGATGCTAAGCTTTCCTCATATGATTCTTCAAGTTTTGCTCTTATTTTCTTTTGTGCTCCACCACCATATTTACTAGCAAATGTCCCACCTAAAGCATCTGTTATCTGGTCTTGAGTTGTATCCATTTGACCAGTAGTTTGAGTTAATACTTTTTTAACAGCAAAGTCAGTTTGTTTTTGTATAACTTCTAAATCTTCACTTAAAATATCTTGTTCAGATTCTATCTGTACTAAAATATCATCTGCTTTTATCGCATCTTTAGCACTTAGTGTTTCTATAGTATTTTCTTGTTCTTTTGTTTTTTGATAATTAACTACAGCACTTCCAACAGAAGCTGCTGCAGCAACTCCAGTAGCGACTGCTGTAACGGCTGCTGCCATTATAAACCCTTGACATAAGTATCTAAACCTATGTCTCCTTTTTTATAATCTCTACGTTCCATAAATTTTTTTAATTTATTGTTTTCTAAAAAAGTTATTAACATTTTATACCCATCCTTTTTTGCTTGTTCTTCTATTGTTTTACAAAGAAAAGACAATCCTTTAATAAATAATTTTGGTTTAGATTCTGGGTTTTTAACAATCCATTCTACTAAAGCAGTTAATCCATTTGTTTTAACATACCAACCAGCAACAATTGGAGACTCATTAAATGAAACTAAATAACCAGTATTGCTTAATAAATAAGGATGTACTGGCTCCCAATTATGTTTTTCCCACCATTTTCTTATCATAATATAATCATCTGAATTTATTAATTTAACATTAATCATTAATCATTAATCATCGTATGTCCAAGAGTAGTCATATAAAGTACTTAAAGGGTTGTCAAGTTTTTCTTGATTAAATTGAACTAAACTATTTTGAACATCATCAGAAACAGGATTGGAATCTAAAATAGAATAAGGATCAATAGTCTCTTCATTTGGAGCTTCAGCTTTAAATCCAGAAGCTTCTGATTTATTCTGCCATTCCGCATCTGGATTTTCTATTGATACAATATCAGAAGGGTCTAAATTGGGATCTAAAGAATCTTCTAAAATATTTCCATAACTTGAAAATAAACTTTTTTTGTCTCCTTCAAAATCTTTTAAAGCTAGTTTACTAGATAATTCTCCTTGTAATCCAATTTCTTTTACTGTAGATAAATTAAATTCCCTTCCTCCAATTGATACAGTATCAGAAGGATCTGGAGCTGTAAACCATTTTTCCCATTCTGACATATCAGCACTTGGGTCTACAAATTTAGTACCTTGAACTATTTCACCGCTTTTTATTCCAGAGTCATAAAGTTCTTTAGCCCCAGTAGAAACATCTTCATGGGCTTGTACATTTTCACCTATTCCTTTAGAAGCCCAAGCAACACCACTTGCAAAAGTACTTAAAACGCCAATACCAGCACCCCAAGTATTTAAACTAGATTGTTTTTGTTGCCCTCTAAATCTTGTTCCATATCCATAGTCTCTTCTTAAATGTTGTCTTCCTTTTCTTTGCTTTGATGTTTTGTATGAATCTGCCATAGTCTATTCCTATATATATAATATCTTTGAATTTAATAATTGCATTTTTATTTTCATAGTTTAAGTTATATTAATTTCTATTTCCCAAAATGATGTAAGATGCCAATAAGCATTGCCACTAGGGTCAGCATCAGCTTGTATTGACATTCCAACTACACTATCTAAACCTACTGATATATCATCATAGGGAGCATTAATTGTAAAATCAGAGTCAGGAATAGTTACTAAATAATAATCTTCTCTAGTTCCTACAAATTTAGGTATAGATTGAGCAATAATAATAGAATCTTCAGTTCCATCTTTAGCTGTTTCAATTGTAAATGTATATTTAGCATCTGCTGTTACAGTCCCAGGTCTAAATAATATTTTTTTTAATGTCATTTTATTATATGGGCAAAGAAAATGACTTGTTTTAAACATTGTATTACCTTCAGCAGCATCTCCCCACGGTAAATAAACTTTTGATGTTCCAAAATCATCATAGCAATTATGTATAAAATGTCTATAATCTGTAAATTTATTATAAGTAAAATTTTTAGAATGTATTGTGTTTGCTACTACTTTTGAATTAAAATTTGAAATTCCATTAACAGTAATAGTATCAAATATTTCTGATTTTTTAGAACTAGACAAAGGAATAGAAAATAATTCAGCACCTTTTTTTACATATAAAGCATAACCTTTCTTTAGGTCTTTCGCTATAATAACTTGACCTTCTTTAACAGAACTTGAAGATGGAATATTATTTCTAGATTCAATAGACATTAAGAAACTCTTTTATTAATTGTTCTATATTCAAATGTTATATCATTAATTGATATTCCATTTGCACTATCTCCAGCGTTCATTTTTAATGAAATACTTTGACAAGGGAATGGAAAATCGAAACTAAATACAGCAACATTCCAATTTGAACCAGATGTTGAACTTCCTCGAAAACTTCCAGATATATTATATGTAGTAGAACTTTGAGGAGTTGCTATACTGCTAGTTGCAAAAGTTTTACTTCCATCTGCTGCTATTGATATTGATGGAGAAAGAGTAGAAACATTTGAGTTCATATATGTAACATATATTTTATATATTTTTTTAACACGGTCTGGTTCGTCAAAATCAAAATCTTTTGTTATAAACATTGGCTTACTAGTATTAACAGAAGTTGGACTTATTTGTTGAAAAACAGCTTTAGTAGTATATACATCAGCACCAGAACTATGAGATGCTTTTGTAGTTGAATTATACCCAGGTGTTATTGTTATTTTATCTTTATGACTATCTGTATTTGTTCCTATTACAAAAAATTCTTCAGAATCAATTTTTAATCTATCTCCAGCTATAATTTTCGTTTCAGCATCTGCGTTTAAATCCATACTAATTTGCTTTACAGAGGCATAACCAAGATACCAAGTTTGGCTATTATTAGTTCCATGAGTAATAGTAAAATCTGCCCCAGTTGAAGTAGCTTCAATATCTAAAATATATCTAGTTTCAGTAATAGTTATCGGACCAAGCTCTACAGTAGTACCAGCGAAACTAACAAAAAAAGAAGTATCATCAAGGTCATCATCGTGGTCTCCTCCTCTCCATAAATTTAATTCTATACGATAAACAACACCAGCTATTGTTGCATCTATATTAGCATCTGGTAGTTTCATTCCTTCTTGATTTGTATTAGCATTATGAGAATGAGACAATCTATCATTTGAAGCGTCAAAAGCAAAAGTTCCACTACCTTGAACAGCCCAATTAGAACTTCCTCCTGTTAATCTTATGTCATCAACAGAGGATATAATATCATCATCATTACTTGTAAAATTGGTATCTAAATTAAAACCAGTATCAAAACTTGCTTCATAGGCTAAAACAATATTATTATTCCAATCTAAAATAGGGTTAGTATAAGCTCTTTCATTTGTAAAAATACTATCATTATAAACCCAAGATTGAGATATAAAATTATAAATATAACACCTATTTGTATTCCCACTAATTGTACCAGTAGGGTCTCTAAGAATATATAATTGTTTTTCTTTTGGAGAAAACATAAGCATTGGTTTTATATTTCCACCATGAGTCTTAACAAAAGTTGCCCAAGATGAAGAATCATTATGATAATCTTGTTCTGTATCTTTTAATTTACCTTCAATTAAATTTACTACTTTTCTTCCATCATGATACCAACATCCATGAAGATTAGCCCAAACAATACCATAAGAAGTAGAAACTGCACTACAAGGATGACCAATACCTCCAGTTTTTCTTATTGTTTGTTCTGGAAACCAATTATTAGCTTCTATATGTTTTACATTCCAAATGTGCAAAGAATTAGATTTAAATATAAATAATTTATCTGTAAAATATTTTAATTCAACAATATCGTCAGCATCGCCTTCTGAAGCATTAATATAGTTAAACCCAGGAATAGTATCGAATTTTCTAAATTCACTATACATAACCCTATCCCCATATCTATTTATAGTAGCACTATCTTCTCTTAATTTTACATTTCCATACCAAGCTCTTTCTCCACCAACAGTAGAACATTTATAACTTTCACCTAAAAATCCTATAGAAATTCTTCTTATATCTGGATAATAATTATTTATAGCATTATATGTTTCTTGAGAAGGATTTTTTGAACGAATTGGTAAACGAGAACTAAAACAATCTTTTGGAATTTGCCCTATACCTGCAACATTAGTCCATTCTTCTATTGCACTTCCACTTTCAGCATCAGTATTATTACCATGATTAGCAGCCCAATGCCACCAAATAGTATGTTTACTAGTTAAACTAGCTCTAACCCCTTTTACTAAATCTATATCAGCAAGAATATGCCAATCTTCATCTCCTTCTTTTTCTCTAATATATATCCTACCTCCAGTTACCCTAGCTGGATACGGTCCACAAGCCATAACAGAAACTTTTAATTCACAAAATTCTCTACTATCTGGTATAATAAAAGTTCTTAAAGTATCGTCTGCTTGTAAATCTTCATTTGTTCTTAATAAAGATTCTTGGTCTCCATCATAAACAAAAGAAGTAGCAAATTCATATTCTCCAGGCATATAAGAACCACTTCCAACATTTCCCCAACTAACTGTAAAATTCCAACCACAACCATATTGAACAATATAAGGATAAACATCTATATCTATCTCAGCTGGATTAGAGCTTCCATAACCTCTATAAACATAAAGTCTTTGATTTTCAATTTCTACATTTCTAACCAACATCCTTTCTGAAGTAAATGTAACTCCTTGATCAATTCTTCCGCTTAAATTTGCTAATCCAATAACAGAGCCAATTGGAACTCTAGACAAAGAACCTTCATCCAGCTTTAAATAAGTTTGTTTAGCAGGGGGATTTTTAACTTCAGAAGTTTTTAATTTTGTTACATTAAGAATATATGTTGAATAACTTCCATTTCCATTAGTATTAGAACTACTCATTAAATTTAAAGAACGAATTAAATGAGTATCTATACTAAGATATTGATTTTGATTAGTACCATCAGTTAATGGTGGTCTATCACAAAAACCCCAAGCCTCACTTTCTGGAATATTAACTTGATTTCCAGATTCTGGTCTATCTCCATTTTCAGCATTAGTATTACCTCCTCCTCCAAGAAACCAACCACCAAAAGGCTTTCCTAAAAAATTAGAATGTTCTTGCCAACCAGTAAAGCTTCCTCTAGAATAAATACTTGCTTGAGAACCAGAACTTCCAAATTGTTTAGTTTCATAAAATTTAAAATGTTTTACTATAGAAGTATTTAAATCATTAGAATCACAAACTCTTAATGCTGATTGCCCAGGGGTGAATATAAATTGAGAAGTACTACCTTTTAAAACTGGAGAAATTGCATTTGCAGACCAACCACTAGTACCAACTGTAACACCAGTTATACCAGATTCATATATTGTACCAGAATTAGAACCAGCGTCATCGTCATCAGTAGAAGAATTATAAGACCAAATATTTACAGTACCAGCATCTTCATCTCCTATAGCTATTAGTTTATCTCCGCTTTTACCAATTGAAGATAATTCTATTGAAGTACTTGTACCATCTTGGTTTTCATTAATAAGAGGAGGACCAGTAAGACCCATATAAGAATGAGTTCCATCTTCTGTAATAGAATTTATTGTATATATTCCATTATTAGATGTTGAATTTCTAACAACTAAAGTATCTCCAACATTAAAACTAGAAAACGCAGTAGTTGTATTTTCTCTTTTTACATATTGACCAACTGGACGAGTCATATTACAAATTTAAATTAGATGGAGGAGGTGCTATTGAACCACCAATATTACCACTTTCTCCAGATGGATTAACAAATATTATAGGATTATTTACTGTAGATATAATTAGTTCGCCACCAGAAATATCAGTATCGCTTTCAAAATAAAATAAATTCCTACCACCAGAACTAGATATAATAGTAGAACTCATTGAAGAAATATTTTTTTCAGTATAAACACCATTATGGGCTATTAAACTACCAGAAGGTCTTAATGCTCCTAATTGGTCAACGTAAAAGTTTTTTAAAGAAGAAAATTCTTTTACATTAATATCTCTAGGGTCTCTTACTGTATTTAACCCTCCAGAAAAATCTCTAAGTGTTAATTTCTTTTTCGGCATAATTATTATACATCATCTAATATTGCAGCAACAAGAACAGTAATAGTAAGACTTCCTTGAGCAGATGGTTTTAAACCAGATAAAGTACAACTTCTAGCGTGAGTTTTTGCTACAGTTGTATTAGGAACTTTAGCTATAAAAATATCCCCAGCTCCAATAATTATTGTGTCGTCAGTATCATAAGCTGCATCACCAGCGTCAAAAGAAACTCCAATTCCACTAGTAGCAACTGCAGCTGTATTTTTAATAGCTATCCATAGTATTTTATCACCAGTAGCAATTTGGTCAGCAGAGCCAAAATAAGAATCACTAGTATCTAATAAATCTGTAGTTGCTGTATTATCAACAGAAACTTCAGCATAAACCCATTTTTCAGTTGAATCAGCTGGTTCATAATTATTTGTCCCAGATAATTTAGAACGAACTTCGTCTAAAAAAACTTCTATTTGACTATTTGTTATCGCTTCATCAGCCATACATTACTTCTTTTTTGTTTTTGATTTAACCATTTTTTTCTTTTTTGGCGGTCTGCCACGCTTTGAACCGTAAGTACCTTTACCTTTTGCCATCAGTCAGCCTCAAGGTTTACAGCTTCAGCTAGTCTATCTGTGCACATATCAATAGCCATCTTTGCTACCATTTTTTGTTCAGGGTCTCCAAACCCAGGAACGTCTGGTATTTTTGCAGCAATTTTACTAGCTAATTGATTTTCAAAAGCTTCACTTTGTAAAACTTTTACTTGAGACTTAATCAACCCATTTAACAAGTCTTTAAGCATCTTAATTAGTTTTTTCATATTTCTTCCTTTATCTTTTTTGTTTTTAAATATAAATAATAAATTTGCACTGCAAACATAATACACATAAGTACGCCCGATAATAAATCTGTCCAATAGACAAAACCTAATCCTGTACTTAATCCTGTTACTTTTAAACTATCCATTAGTGTCTTCCATTTATTCTACTCATTGAGCCTTTTAATTCTGAAACTTGGTTATCAAGGTCATTGATTTCTTTAGTAATAGCGTCAAATTTTCTATCTAATTTATCATCACTAGAGTTCCATCTGCTAATTAATTTTATAATCATCCCTTCCATGTTCTCAAGAGTTTCGCTCTGCCCTTTATTTTCAATTTTTAAATTTTCTAATGTTTCTTGTTGCTGTTCTGATTTATTAGAAAGAGATACTACTAAATATACAAACATTGCACCAACAACACCTATCATCCCCGCTTCACCATATACCGCAATGAAATCCATTACTTCTTACCTCGATTCTTCTTGCCCCAACTGAGTGGGTTAATGTTAAATTCCTTTTCATAGAAGGCTACTTTTTCTGCCAGCTCTTCTCTCTCAACCCTTTCCTCCACGATATGTTTGCTAAGAAGATTCCCAATTTGTTCATCTGCAACAGTAACCTTATCTTCAAGTTTTCTAATTCGCATTTCAACCTGCCAATAACCGTAGACCAGCATTCCGATAAGGACTGCAATTTGACCAAGCCATTTAAGGTTAATAGAAACAATGGCGTTATCATCAAGAACAGTAGCACGATAACTTCTGGCGGTATCTGGTTTCTCACTCACTAACCTTTTCCTCAATATATTCTGTAGTAGAAGAGTTATTTGACTTTAAATTGTTAATAATAGTAGCGTATCCCAAAGGTAGGTAGTCAATCACTATCATCGGATTCGTAATAAATTTACTTTTTTTATTTTTCTTCATAATACCATCCACCACGCTGTTTCTATGCTACTAATTTTGCTATGGGATTATTCATTACTTAGAACCGAATACCTTTGAGAAAAAGCCTTTCTTCTTCTTTTTACCTTTACCAACTATCTTCTTGCCCTTTTTCTTTTTCTTCTTTACATCTGCATCGGCAACATAAGTTGGATGATTTTCAATTACATATTCTGGAGATGCTACATTTACGCTATCAACGTCCGCTGATAATGTATATACCATCATTGCTGTTATTAGTGTTTTCATATTATTCCTTTTATTTGTGGAACTATCCTTGATAATAATTCCGATTTAGTTTCACTAGAATCATTATTCATCTACTTGCCATTTAGATGACCCTGCGATATATGCCTTGACCTCTTCATTGGTATATGCTGTGAATCCAGATGGCAAAGCATTGAGTTCTGCAAGTGTGAAATCTGTCTTGATACATAATTCACTACCATCAGCAGACTCCCTTGATGCAAAATAAAGCGGATGTCGTTCTATTAGATCCGATACTTTTGCATTGTGATTAACTGTATTTCCAACTGGCTTGGCATCGTCTACTTTAGCCAATAATTCTGATTTTGTATCACTACTGTTATAATCAATAGACCAAGTATCGCAAAATGATTTGATCTCAGCGTTAGTATTTGATGAAGTAGGATAGTCTGGTTCATCAATCGATGTCCAATCATATCTATCTGTTATCACTTTTGCCTTTGCCGTATTAGTTGTTGGCATAATAATGTAATGTGTATATTGTCCTTTCATATTATTCCCTATTGATGGTTTGATAATCCATAATTTCTGTTCTTTGTAACCTCATTTGCTGATAATGCCTTGCTATATATTTTAAATTCATCAATTTTACCAGCCGCACTGTAAGTAGTGAAGTCTGAACCATCATCTGTTCTTATACCGATAGCAAGCCATCCGCCTGTATAATCAATATCCTGAGACCAACTTGCATTAGTAACTCCAACAGACCCATCCAAATATATCTTCAAGGTTTCATCTTCTTTTACAACAGCATAGTGATGCCAATCTAGGTCTCTTGTATTTGTTACACTAGCACTTAAAGCAGCTCCACCGACATTTGAATAGAATTGTAACGTAGTGTCATAATGAGTCAGATGAAACCTATTACTTGAATCTCCAAAAAAAGAAAATAATCCTCTTGTGGAAGTTATATCGTCAAACCTAGCCCAACACTCAAAAGTATAATCATCCGTTCCCAAATGAAACATATCGGCATCAAAAACTTTGATATATTCGCCCTTCCCGAACACCCTAAATCCATTATTAGTAACAGAAGTTGTGTCTGATAATAAGAATCCCTGTGAATCTCTATCTGATGTACTTCCTTCTGGAATGACTATGCTTACTGGTGAACCAGATGCAGTTCCATTATTAGAATTGCTACTTCTATCAGTCCAAGTAACATTACCATCATTTTTCCAATATCCTACAAGGTCATCTGAATTATCGTAGTTACCTGAATCAGATAGTACATTTAATGGAGTGCCTGAACCATATAAAGCAGTTACTGCATCGGCATCAATAGCCACATCCCAAATAGCTAATTCACTAATAATGCCATTTAACCATCTTGATGCAACTGGATAACGACCTATATTGGTCTCATCGTGTCCTAACCTTTGTGCAGTACCAATCGCTGAACCATTAACGCCCTCAAGTCCAACTGCTGAACCATCCACATAAATAATTGGTGTACTTGTATCAGTTCCACAAGTGGCTACAATATGATACCATTGTCCAGTTGCAATTACTGCACTTGAAGTATTTGCTTCCCAAACATTTCCACCAGTAAATCCATAACAATAAATTTTACCACTATAGATTCTTAGTGTAGAATAATTAGAACCATCTAAATATTCGCCTACAATTGTTTCATCTGTTATTGAATCAAATTTAGCCCAAGTAGAAATGGTAAAAGTATTAATATCTAAAGCACTTGGTGTACCTACACTTACATAATCATCACTCCCATCAAATATCATTGGAGTATTAGAACGGACTAAACCTATTTGGTAGCCATCTGATTCATTAGTTACCCAAGTTGCACCAGATATAGTACCGTGATTCTGGTTGCCTGAACCATCGTAGATATAACTACCAGCACCTTCTTGCATTGGTAGGTCATACTTTAGATTAGATGAAGATAGTCCAGTAGGTAATACTTGCTCTGGATTAGTGTATAGTTCTCGTATTTGTGCTTCGGTAAGTACAGAGTTGAATACTTTTACATTTGAGATCTTTCCATTCCAAAAATAGGTAGCAGTTGATACTCTTAAGTATCCAATAAGAAATTTATCAAAAGTACCATCAATAGAGACAGATGTAAGACCAGTTCCAGCATATACAGATTGTCCATTTATATATACCGTTGCTGTTGTAGCACTACCGAATACAGCAACCATATGATACCAAGTGCTAACGGTACAATCAAATCCAGTATCGGTTACTACTTCTGTAGTGTTTCTACGAATTACACTCAAATTACCACTTCCATCAACCAACATCCCGTAATACTCATTTATTACACTCGCATCAGTAAATGAAAATATGTTCCCTGTAGCAAATGAACTACCTGTCTGAAAATGTGATGAAACTGAAAATGGAAAATCAGTAATTTCATTATTTGTTATAACTGTATCATTAGTACCATCAAAACTCAATGCCCTTCCAGAAAATGCGTGGCCAAAATTGAGTGGATCTGCTACTCCATGAGGTGATGATGTGTATCCTGTAGTAACAGTAGCACCATTGTTTGTACCATCATTATTACCTTGTAAATCATTATGAGGATTTGAACTACTACCCATATCATAGAAAGATACCAGATTAGTCTTTAGGTCTGATGTCAAGCCAGAGTATTTCTCTGTGAACATCAACTCTTGTACTTGGGTTTTGGTTAGACCAGTTCCTTTATATATTACAACATTTGCTATCTTACCATCAAAATAATAATTATCACTATCTTCGTAAGTTCTTCCAATTGTTACATCATATGCTGGAACATCGGCTGTGTTGCTATCACTATCTGAAAGACTTCCATTGATATATAATTTTGCAGTACCGCTACTTCTTGCCAATACAATATGATTCCAAGTTCCGTTTGTTAGTGCAGATGCAGATAATGGAGAAGATTCTCCCCACCCACTTGCACTAATAAAGGTCTCTACCTTATCCGCAGAAGTTAATCGTATGATAACTCCAGCAGAGGCGGAAGCATTTGCAAGACCAACCAGACCTGCATTTGCCTGTGTCCAATCATCTGCATATGCCCAAAAACCAATAGTAAAATCACCAGTACCAAAGTCAAGAGTCGTATCATCTGGAACTAATATATAATCATTCGTACCATCGAAATCAGTAGAACCATCAGCTAATTGAACAGCCATCTTTGGAGTTGCTATGTCTTGAATCCTCGGTTTAAATGGTGATTCTCCAGTATAGGAGTTTGTAATTAGCGTAGTACTATTATTTGTTCCATCATTATCATTTCCAGATTTGTCCTCTACATCCCCTTGTAGATCCCACCATCCACGAAGATTTGTAAGTTCTGTACCACTAAGTTCTGAATATAGATTTTTCCATTGAATTGATTCAATTTCCGATTCTGATAAGACACGATTCCATATTCCCACCGATGACATCTTTCCTCCGTATTGATAGTTAGCATCATCATACCTTTTACCAAATTGTAATGTATGTGCATTACTTGTAACTGTGAGTGTCCCTGTGTCACCAGATGCAACATTGCCATTAATGTGTAACTTTGTACCATTTGAAACACCGCTATCGCAAGTAACTGCTACATGAGTCCAAATGCCAAGTGTTAATGTACTACCAATGAGGTTACCACCTAGACAATCAAATCTTAATGCCTGGCTGCTATTCATCCATAAAGAATAATTTCTAGTAGAATTACTTTCTGATTTATCTATAAAAAAACTATGAGTACCAGAAGTAGGTTTTATCCACGCTGCTATAGTTAGATCACCAGCTATATCTAGATCGTTATCTGAATCTGCAACCGAAATATAATCACTATCACTACTACTACTAAATTCTGTACCACCATCTAATAATAGTTCTGGAGAGTTATCAGTTAAATTGAAGTACATCTTCAGACTATCTTTGATATAACTAAGTATAACAGCTCCGCCTGTTACTAAAGTTGCTCCTAAACCAAGCATATCCTAACCCAAGTATGCTATAACTTTACCACTTGCTAAGGTAAATGCTGACCAACGACCATATATTGTCATTCCTTGTGGGAATGTAATACTATCTGATGTGTCTCCATTATTGTTTGAATCACCAATGTAAAGATTAGTTCCTGACTCTGGTGTTAAAGTGGTAAAAATCGTATCTGATATAAATGAAAAAGCTATGATCTTTTTTCCAGAAATTACAGTAGTCCCTGTTTCTAAAATTGCACCTGCTTGACCTAGTCCAACATTACCTGATTCTACTACACTATATTTATTTATTGCCATCTTGTTTCTCCTTTTATGCCTTACCGAGCTTGGCAACTCTCATGGGCATATGTTTATTTTTTTTATCTTACAGCGTAAGGTCCAGCTGGGAATGACATTGATATATTCCTTTTGTTGCTTTCATTGTCACCTAATTTACTATAAAATTCTTTTATGAAATATTCTTTTGTTTGAAAATCTCTTGCTGATTCTGCTAACATTGCTTTAACGTAATCTACAATTGCTAAACAAAGCATATTATTAAGATTCGGATGAGATGTCTCACTAGGGGAAGAATCTTCAACTGGCAATTGAGTAATTGTAATTCTTTCACTTGCAGATTCAGTTGTAAAAGAACCACTCGCTAAAGTAAGAGTACTTGAATTAACAGTACCACTAGATGTTAATGTATAATCTCCATCATTACTAGAAGAACCTCTTACTCTAATTTTATCACTTTGAGCAAAAGAACTTCCAGTAGCTGCGAAACCACTTGCTGAATCACTTATAGCTGAACCTGAAAAAGAAATAGTAGTACCACTTGCATATCCAGTTATATCTTCTGTAGCTTCTTTTACAAATGGTTCATTAAGAGCTGTATATTCAATCCTTAATCCATCTTCTATATCTTCAGAAGGATATTTTAATTCATTATCTCTTGTACTTAATACACCAGTTTGAGTAATTCTCTCATTTGTAGAACCACCTAATAACTGATAAATGGATAATTGTCTACCTCTTAAATAATAAAACCATTCTTCATTTACATTATAACTCATGGAGATGTATCCTCTGCTAAGTAGCTAGGTTCTTGAATAATCCTTTTAATTTTTTTGTATTTTGCATCACTAGTATCTTTAATTGTAACCTTTATTAAAGAAATTAAATCTGCTGGCAATTCATAAATATGGTCTTCAGAATTTACAGATTTTATTATATCTCTTTTAGTTACTTTAATTTTTTCTGCAGAAGTAGATTGAATTAAATTAATAGCATCTTTTATCCAAGCCATAGTTAAAGTAGGATTCTTAGACCCAGTTCTTTCCATTATTTCTCGTACAGTCATTATGCTGACATCATTACTTCTGTAGCTATAGCTACACCATCTCCAGCTACAAATAAAGTTGGAGTAGTTGCTACATTATAAGGAAGTACAATAGCCTCTCCAGCGTTTAATATTGCAACTGTTGTAGCGGCTGCTATTGTAGCCACCATACATATTTTTAATTTAGCTGTTGTAGCGTCTCCTAAAGCGGAACTACTTGAATATAAATATCCACTATGTTTTACAAAAATAAATTTTGCATTTGTAAAAGTTCCTAATGATGTAGCTGTTTGACCATTTGCATAATTAGTTGCAGTTGTAACATAAGATGGGCTTCCACTTCCATATCCAACTGTGCTTCCCCAAGTAACTGTGGAACTTCCACTTCCTCCTAAAGTTTTTAAAACATCAGCTGCTATTGTATCAACAGCTACGTTTTCACCAGCGGCTACAGTCATTACTGGAGTAGCACTTACTGCGTATTCTACTCTACTTGCCATATTTTATCCTTGTTGCTGTGCGGCTTGTTGTTGTGCCGCTATTGTTTGTTGAATCATTTTAGAATTATTTTGTATATAAGAAGTTACTTCTAATCTAGCCCATTCATAATATTTTTTTGCTTCACTAGAATAGAAAGCAGCATTTGTTGAACCAACAGTTATTTTTTGTATTTCTTTATTTACTTCAGTTTGATATGATTGCAATTCAGAACTATAATTTTGAAGTTTTTGAGCATCATCTTGAGAAGATAACTGAGCATTTTGAATACTAATTTGCAATTGAGCTTGATATTCTGCATTTTCTTTATTAAAAGAAGCTTGTTCATTTTGAATTGCTGCTTGATAATTTTGAATTTTATCTGATTCAATTTTAGACCAAGATTGAAAAACTGTATTTAATTCTTGTTGGTATCTTTGATAATTTTGAGTATGTTGTTGAACTTCTCTAGTAACAGTTGCTTGATACTCACTTATCTCAGCAGAGTATTTTTGTAAAATAGCCGTATATTCTTGATTTTCTTTTTGAAGTTTTAATTGAGCTTCTTGTTGAGCTTCTGTAGAATTTATTTGAGCTTGTTGTTGATTTTTTTGAGCATCTACTCTTGCTTGTTCTACTGCTTCTTGTAATTTTACTTGATAAGCTGAGTTTTCTTCATTGAATTTATTTAATCTATTTTGCATTGCTGATTGATAAGCATTTATATAACCAGTTATTTTTTGCATTTGAGCATTTGCTAATTCAAAGTCTTCTTGGTTTTGTATCATATCTCCAAGAGCTTGAAACCATTTATTTACATTAATATTTTCGTCATCAAAATCATAATCAAGGTCAATCCAAGCTGTATTATCCCAAGCTGTTATATCAGTAGATGTAGAATTAGCAACACTATCTCCAGTTGGTATATTTGGTGGTGTATAAGTAGGAGGAGTTCCTATATTTGAAACTGAAGTAGAAGTTACACTTACAGTAGAAACATCTGGAACTGTAAAACTTGGAGAACTTGGAGGAACTGGAATTGATATTGATATAGATAAAGACCCAGGGTCGCTATCTCCAAAATCTGATAAAGTCCAATAATCATTAAAAGCTACAAGTGCTGGCTCAACTGGTTTTATAAATTGAGGAGCAGTTTGTGAAAAGCTTATAGAATTACTAGATAATGAAGGAGATACTGGGACTGAAATAGAAGAAAAATCTACTATTTTACTACTAGCTAATTTTGAAAATTCATGTGATGATGCATAAAATATAACTGCATTTCTTAAATCACAACTATCATTTATTTTAGAATAGTCTACATAAAATATATACCCAGCATTACTCCCATCTGTAACTGGGGCAAAATGAACAGACCCTTGTTTATGATACCAAACTGGGCTTTTTACTGTTGCATATTGTAAACTTGTAGAATCTAATGCCCATATTGCTTCAGACATTGGTATTTCAGTACAGCTATATCCATTTCTTTGAACATCTATAATAGAGTCATTTATTGAAAATGAAATTGCGCTCCCATCTGTAGATGCAGATGAAGCTGTTTGAGCGAATGATAATAAATTTTTTGGAATACTTGAAACCACAAATCTTTGACCATCCTCAATAGAATGAGAACTTACAGAACTGATTCCAGTTATATCTTTTATACTTTGTGTTATTTCTATTATTGCCATAATTATCTTTTAATCGAACAAGGCATCTCCCACCAAAAGGAGAATCTTCTAAATGGAAGACGCCTGTTCAATTTTATCTTTTCAGATTATGATACTGAAAAACTAGCATCATGTGAACCGTGTCCACTAACATACCAATAAGTACCATCGCAAACCATTTCGAGCCAATCTCCTACTGCTCCTGCTGCTTCTACTATAATAGTAGTACCAGCTAGAGTGAGATAAGCATCTCCACACTCTGCACCGCCCTTAAGCAATGCAGTTCCTTCACTAGTTGCGATTGAACTATCTGCAGTCGTGTCAGTAGCTATGAACTTAAACTTTAGACCAGCCTTAACAGCGGGTAAAGTAATTGTTCTAGCAACTGTGCTTTCTAAGAAATAAGTCTTACCACTATCTTTCATACTTAAAGTATGAGAAGAAGCAGAAGAATCATCCATAGTAAACATATACGAGTCTGATTGATAACTAGCTCTTGCTTTGTTGTTAGTTCCACTACCATCAGCCATGATTCACTCCTTATCTTGCTACAATTAATGCACAGTCGCCTGGGTCATTAGCAGATGTAGCGTGATATGGTATTGCAACATGCCAAGCAACACTACTTACAGCAGTTAGCCATATACATTCTCCTGCAACTCCACCAATAGTAGCTGTAGCCGCTACGAATTTCATAGCGTCATAACTAGCAGGTGCTGCGATTGCAACGGCATAAGTCAATTTCTGAGCTACGCCTGTTTGGTCATCCGTATCATCACATGATATAGGGATTACACCAAAGAAACAATCAGCATTAGATGCTGTTAGAATGTTACAACCAGATACAGATTCAATTCCAAGAATAATCTTAAAATTTAAACCTGCTTTAGCTGCTGGTAATGTAATAGCTGAGTCAGCGTCATTATGAAGAACTGTTGAACCACTTTCTGATGCTAGTAAAGTTCTAGCTCCAGAACTAACGATTACACCAGCTCTTCCATCATACAACTGACCATCATCTTTGTTTTGTCCATACATAGGATTTGCCATTATAACACCCCCTTATGACCAGTAAGCGTGAGCTTCAGGCATTTGCCATTCCATTCCCGCTTCTGTTTGGATTAAGTCAACTCTACGGTCAACACCACTATTTTCTAAGGTTTGGACTCCAACGTAGATTGCAGTATCACGATTTAAGCCATTACCAACAAGAGGTCTGTATGAACAGTACTTCATGTTAACAGCTAATAGCTTTACTGGATGTCCATCTAAGTGAACATTGCGAGCTACATTCATATCACCATAAGGTGTAGAAATTGTAGTAATCTCGACTCCAAATACCTTCTTTTTACCAGTTAATGACATATCGGCTCTAAAGTTTGATGATACTTCAAGATTGTTAGTGAAGTAACCACTTAGTTTATGTAGCCAGTTATAAGTAGCAGTATCGCAAAAGAACAACGTAGCGTTTGCATTATTATAACGAGGGTCTAAGAAACTAGACATATCATCTAGGAAATCGTCTTGAGTTTTACTCGCATGAGTTAAACTAAAAACATTACCATAACTTGATATGTAATCAATAGCACCTTGTGTATACCATTCATCACCAGAATCATACTGAGAACCAAACAAACAACTTTGTTCAATATCCCATTTATGTTCAATCAACTTTTCACGCCAGACTCTAGCCCACTCATTTGGTTCATACTTGAGAACGGTAGCACGAGTTGTGTTATCCATTGCCATAGCTGTTTTCCAAATTTGAGTACGACCAAAACCAGTTGAGAAAGGTTGGTCTTTCCAAGTTTCTGGGTATCCAGTTCCTTGAGCGTG